TCATGCCGTCACCTCAATAATCGCGCTGTCGCCCAGGTACTGGCCGGTCAGCTGCAGAGTGATTTGGCCACCGACCACTGCTACGACCCGCACCCGTTCCAACTTTAGGCGTGGCTCCCAGCGACCCAGCGACCTGGCCACCTCAGCCTGTACAGCGCTCTTCCAACCTTCGTTAACCGGCAGATCGACATAGCGGCGCAACTGGCTGCCATACTCGGGGCGCATGCGCCGACTGCCGACGGGGGTGGTCAGAATGTCTTCAATGGACTGCCGCAGATGCGTCAGGCCGGAAACAGACTGACCCGAGCGGCGATCCATTCCGATCATGGGTTACTCCCGCTGCAGCACGAAGTCTGGACGTTTAGCCAGATAGCCCTGAGCCACGGTATCGCCTGCTTCAGCGGTCACCTGCCCCTTCGCCACTGAGAGTGATCGGCCATCCGGCAGGATCAACTGGCGAGAGGTATAGAGCTTGTCGCGAAACACCTGGGCAGCTGCGATCTTCGGTGCTGCAGGTGATTCGTTCGGGGTGTCATCAGCTTTGGCCATGATTCCTCCAGGCAGAAAAAAGCCCGATCAAGTCGGGCTGGTTAGTGTTTGTGGTTGGCCGTGTTGCCAGCCGTATCGATGATCTTGCCGCCGCCATTGATATCGCCCGTTACGCGTAACGGCCCGTTGACCAGTACCTGCCCCTCCAGGGTGATGCTGGCCGATTTGGCATTGATGGCACCATCAGTGACGACCACAGTGCTGCCACCAACTTTGACGGTGGCGGTACCGGTGGGCAGTTCGATGGTGTAGCTGTTCGCCTGCCAGTCGTAGACCAGCGAGCCGCCATCGTCGAAGCGCCACACCTCGACATGGTCGCGGTTGTCAGGCTGGGCACCGGCAGTGCCATACAGCCCCGCCACAAAGGTGCCTTGCGCAGGCTCACCGCTCGGACTGATCAAGGCGCCCTGCTCGTCCAAGCTCGGCGAGCGCCAATGCCTGGCTTTGCCAGCGGCTTGGCTATGCCAGCGCACCCAGGCACTGGTCCAACCAGCACCGTCAGATACGCGAACCATGGCGGCGGCCAAGTCGACCGCCACCACCCGACACGGAATGATCAGCCCGGCGAGCATGCGGTCATGTGCTGCACTGGCGTAGCTCATGACATCGCCTCCGGTGGCAGGTAGTTGCCTTCGTTACCAGGCCCGGTATTGGAACCGAAACCCCACAGCAGGCTCCCAGGAGGTTGATTCGGCCACGGCCACTCTTCCTCACCGAGGTAGATGCCCTGGGTCCACTCGACCACCCACACCGCGCAGCCATCCAGTTCGGGACGGGTCCAGTCCTGGGCAGAGCGAATAAACTCAGCCGGTTCGACTGGTAGCCCCCAAGACTGAATGCGCAGCAGTACCGCCATCTGAGACGCCGCGAACGCCGCCTTTTGATGGCACTCCTTGTCCTCACTGCCAACAATGAAGCGCACTTCGAAACGCGCTATCAATGGCATCTCACCCGTTCCTTGATCCAGGCCAGGTTCAAACTCGACCAGCTCAATCACTGCCGCCGGTAAGTCCACATGCTTGGCCATGTGAGGCATCGTGCATATGCAAGCAAGGCCTGCAATTGCTTGGTCGATATGCTGCTCAATAGCTTCATACAACAGCTCAAGGCTGAACTCAGACTCAGACACGGACAGATCCTTGCAGATACTTCTGCAGTTCAAAATTCAGCTCTCGTTTAAGGAACTTCAGCAGCTGTTCATCAGCTCGCTTGGTCCAGGCATCAAAGTGCGGCCGCACGTCCGCCAGTGAGATTTTCGCCTTGGCCAGCGGGTAGCGGCTGCCGTTTTCCGCGATCCAACCCGAACTTGCTCCACCCCTGCCAGACACTTCGCTGTCGGGATAGTCGCTTGCCTTGAAATGCTTGCTCGCCGTTCGGATCCAGATATCAGATTGACCGCCATAAACCTTCTTATAGAACGCGCCCTCATAACGCCGACCTGCCACCGAGACCCCTGCCCGAGTTTGCCGAGGCCGACCGGCACGGCTGGCTTCGATTGGGTCGATGCCGAACCACAGCTTGCCCTGCCCGTTGCTGCCAACTGGGTAGGCTCGCAAGCGCTGCCGTACAGCGGCGACCGCAATACGCTCCTGCTGCCCAACGGCACGGGCAATGTAAGTGCGCAACCAACGCAGGGTTCTATTGATCGCTCGGCGCTGGGCCACAATCGCGGCTTTGGGAACCAAGGCAGCAAAATCAGCAAACGCCTTCAAATCCGTTTGGTCGGCCTGCAAGGTGATCAGGCCTGTGCTAGCCGACTGCTTGTGATAGCTGCCTACGCTCATCGAATCTCCCTCAACACCAGATTGACCCAGCCGGTGCCATCCGGCTCTGGTTTGACGATCACGTATTTGCCCCCACCGTCCTCTGGGGGCAAATCAATGACCAGGCCCTGGCCTGAAACGATGCCCGACGCATCCGCTACCCGCACCGCAAACACCGGCTCCCTGATGGAGGTTTTGATCCTGCCGAACTTGGGCTCCAGCCAGGGTACCGAGATGAATCCCGGTACCGGTTCGGTGCGACCTTCGATCAGCGCTGCATCACCCAGCACCTCCAGCAGCTGCTCGTCCATCGCTGCCACTTGGTCGCGGAAGGCCATGATCAGTCACCGTCGTCTTGATCGTTTTGGGCAGGGAGCTTCCCGCGAGGCGCGATTTTTCCTTCATCGAGCAGCAGCTCCAGAATCTCCTTGCTGGGCGCCGCGTAGGTTTCGCCCTTCTTGTAGATCTTGCTGCCGTCCTGCACACAACCATCTACCACGACGTATTCGATTTTTGCCGCCATGTCACACCACCTTCGCATACAGGAAAGCATTGGGTTCCAGCAGGCCAGCCAGGGCCGCACTCTGCATCTTCAGCCAGCGAGCGCTCGGGTCTGGGGTGACCCAGCTTTTCGGGAAGCGCACGGCTTCCACTAACCCGCTCTCGATGGCGTCGATGTCTTGAATAGCGCCATACAACATCGCGTTGCGGGTCGAAGTGGAGCCGAGGATCAAACCTCCCTCAGGTACCATCTGCTGCTCATCACCCTCGTCGTCCAGGTACCACTCGTCATAGGTGTACAGGTCAATGCCAGGATCGTTCAGGTACCCCAGGTAGGTCACGCCGTCCGGCAGCAGCTCAGGCTTAATCAAGCCCATATCCACGCGGCGGGTGTTGAGTTGTTTCAACACGGCTTCATTGCTCTGAAACGCGTCCTGTGCCTCGCCGCTGAGCACCGCGACGTTGCCTGTGCGTCCAGAGTCTCTGGCGATCTGGCGCTTCCACTGCCGCAGGTTGGCAATCGGGTCAGAATCCGAGCTGTTCCAGCGGCCGGTGGCCAGGGTGACCTTATGGCTGTCCTCCATCAGGAAATCGATGGTGTCATCGACGCCATCGCCAACCACACGAACCCGGCCAGTGGTCAGTGCTTGAGCACACATCCACTCTTCGCGACGGATGATCTCTTCGTCCAACTCGACCAGATCACGCCCCAATTGCTCGCCCGCACGCTCCAGCGGAGTACGAGCAGAAAAGGGATTGTCGCCTGGAGCACGCTTGAGGATCTGCTCGGCACGAGTCTTGCGCTTCGGCTGAATGTACGGCGGGGTGTACGTCTCACTGCTGAAGCCGTTACGCAGCGAGATACTCCCCGGCAGCGAAGGGTGAACAAACGGCGCCATCGTGCGCTGGCCTTTGACGATGTCGATGGTCACCGCTTCGGTGCCAAAGGTCACCGGGTTGGCACCGTTGAAAAAGGTGTTCATCAGAAAACGTCGAGGCGTTTTCATTTGCTCGACGGCTTCCAGCATGGTCAGGGTGTCGAAAATATCAGTCATGGGGGCTCCGGTCAGCGAATGAAAAGGCAAAGAGGTCGCAGTGCGGCCTTTGCGGCAGCCAGGGTCAGGCCCTCGCCAAGGGTAAGTTGGCTGCCCAGCACTTGGCCGGTCAGGCGGATCGGGGCATTCTTCGCGCCGCTCGCGGTGTCGACGTCCTGGTCGAGAATGGCTGATGGCACCTGCGACCCATCTTCGGCTGCTGCCTTGCACAGCAGGTATTCCTTGGTGGCCGTAACCTGGCCCAGGACTGCGCCACAGCTCAAGGTTTGGCCAGCAGCAATGACAGCGGTGTCCATCGCAATAGGGAAATCGCCTGCCGACAACTGCCGTGGCTGGTAGGTTTTGCGTTCGGGGTTGCTCATGGAAGTCTCCTGTTAGCGGCGCGAGCCGCCTGCAACGATTGCGCTGACGGCGGCTTTGCGTTCGCTTTGCTCGCCGCCGGTGGGAGTGGTGCCAGTGACGCCCTGGGCATCGCTTTTGATGCTCGACAGCGAGATGCCGCGATCCTGCGCAGCCTTGAACATCACCAGGGCGGTCGCTTCGACAGAGCTGCCGTTATCGATGGCCGCTTCGATTTCCTTCTCGAAGCCCTTGCTGGCCAGCGCGTTGATGGCTTTGATCCGTTCGCGCTCTGCCGTGACGGCCTCGGTACGGATCGAGGCCGTGTCCAACTGCTCGGCCTGGGCGATCTCGATGGTGTTGGCATCGGTACCGGCAGCCAGTGCCTCACGCAGTTCTGCCGTGGTCTTGACGGTGGTCATGGTGTGTATCCTTGGGGAGGTGATGGCCGGTTTGGCCAGTTCGGTGATCAGAGATTCCAGCGAGCCCACGCGATGGGCCAGGCCGTGCTTGACGGCATCAGCGCCTACACGCAGCCCACCGTGGTCGCCCATCTCGGGGACTTTCTCGGCATCGACGCCAAGGTTGCGGGCAACCTTGCTAACGAAGACATCGCCCAGGGCGTCGATGGTCTCGCCGAGTTTGGTGCGCCCTTCCTCGGTTGAGAGGTCGAGACGCTTATTCGGGGCGTTGCGGCTGACGATCTGGTACCGCTTGCGGCCGCTTGCAGACTCATTCTCGACGACCGCTTCCACAACGACGCCGATGCTGCCCGCCAGACTGGCCTCGTCGATAACGATCTCGTTGGCTGCCGAGGCGATCCAGTAGCCCGCGCTCGCGCCCGTGCCGCCGATATACGCGACGATGCGTTTGCGAGAGCGGCCGGCAAAGATCATCTCGGCCAGTTCGTTAATGCCCGACGCCACGCCACCAGGGCTGTCGATGTTGAGCACGATGGCCTTGACCTTGGGGTCGTCCAAAGCACGCTGGATGTCGGTGGCCAGGACCTGCGTGCTAGTCGCACCGCTGATCTCGGTGAACAGGTTGGCGTAACGAAAGATCGGTCCAATGACCGGAACCACCGCTACGCCGTTGCGCAGGCTTACACTGCGGGTCTCTTCGAGCCGCTCGCCGCGCTTGGTCGCCAGTGCCATCGGATCGCCCATGCGATCAGAGATGGCCAACAGGTTGTCCAGCGCGTCGGGCAGCATCAGCCAAGGCTGCGAGGCAGCCAGCTCAAGTGCTCGCGGCATGCTTATTCCTCTTGGGGTTGGGGTTCTGGCGGGTTTTCCAGCCCACCTTTGGGCAGGGCCTGCAGGTTGTGTTTGCGGCGCTGCTCGACCTCGCGTACACGTTGGCGGAACACCTGCTGCCAGGGCTCGCCTGTCATAGCTGCGGTCTCCAGGGTTTCGTTGCTGACCCCGATATCGATGCGTTTGCCAGCGGCGTTGGCCTCCTTGAGTTCGTCAATGGCACCACGCGCTGGGCCGATCCAGATGGCCTGGCAGTAAGCCTTGCGCTTGGCTGGGTCGCTGTAGCCCGGCAGATCGATCAGGCCCCTGGCCACCGCTTCATCAATCACCAACTCGCGACTGGGCTGGCAGAAGTCGCAGGCCAGCCACCAGCGACGCAGGCTGTAGAAACGCCATGCCTGGAGCATCGCGGCGCGGGCAGCGCTGTAGCTGCTGCTGTAGTGCAAAAGCAGCTCCTCAAGCGGCAGTTCCAGGGCAGCGCCAATCTCTTTCACCACGGCGGTGAAGAACGGGTCGAACTGGGCATTGGGCCGACCGGGGTTGGCCACCACCGGTTCCTCGCCCACGCCGAGATCAACCACAGCGCCCTCGCCCAGGGCCAGCTCGCCGTCAGTGGTGTCATCTCCACCTGGGGTCTCTTCAGCCAAGGCAGTCATCGGCAGGTTGCTTGCCTGGAAATCGCTGCTCTTTTTGATGAACACCGTGAACATGGCCGAGATCACTGCCGCCATCAGCTCGGCACTGGCGTAGCGCTCAAGCTTCTGCAGGGGTTCGAGCACTGGGGCCAGGTAAGGCATGCCCCGCTTCTGGCCTGGCCGTTCCTTGTCAGCCAAGACATGCAGTACACGGCGGCGGCCTGTCTCAGCGCCGAACACGCTCAGCCGTTCCCAGCTCAGGGTCTTACCCGCCAAGTGCTCGCCGACATAGCCGGTGCACACGTGGTACGCCACGGGCGACCCCAGCCCATCGAACTCGACACCATCGACCAGGTCGACCCGATCCAGACCGGCATTCGGGTTGCTGACACGGTCGGATTCGATCAACTGCAGGCGGGTGCTGAAGATGCAACCGGGACGTTCCTGGTCCGGGCTGGCCACGAACACATCGCCCGCAACCATTGACGACACCAGCACCAGCGCCTGGAGTTGGTAATGATTGAGCGTCGCCTCGGCATCACACTCCCGTGGGTCATCGGCATACAACGACCACAGCCGGTCAAGCTCGCCGTTCAAGTCGTCCGCCGCCGCTTCGCTAATACCGAGCGCCTCATGGTCAACCTGAGCACGGCAAACCAGGCCGGTGCCGACTACGTTGGTGCGCAGCCGTGTGATGGCCGCACGGGCGATGAGGTGATTGCGCATGGCGTCGCGGGAGCGGGCCACCAGCATTCGCCGCTCGTTCTGGTTGAAGTCGCGGCGCGGGCTTCCCAGGCCTGGGATCCAGCTAGCCATGCTGCGGAGCATTCGCGAGGCACCGCGCCAACGGGTTTCGACCCCGCCACCGCCGCCCTGGGCAACGATCTGCTGGCCGCCCACCGTAGCCTTGGCCAACTTCAGGGCTTCGCGCATCAGCTGATCGGCTGCGCTTTCACGCTTCCAGAAACCCATGCTCAAACCCTCACATACGAAACGCGGTTGCGACCACGGCGCTGGAGCGCAGCCGCCTCAGCCGCGACCTGCTCGGCGTACTGTTTCTCCAGCAAACGCAGGCTGTTGAGTTCGGCCATCTGGACCTCTCGGTCTGCCCGGCGCAGACGCTGGCCGTTTTTCAAGACGGCCGAGATCGCCGCCCGAACTTCCGCTAGGCGTTGTTGTGCTTCTGTCATGGTGAACCTCGATTAGCTGACGCGGCTCCGAGTACCACGCCCGCGAGTAACTGCGCGGCGAGGCACCGGCGCTACCGCCTGCTCTGTGTTGAAGAGGGTAGGCTGAAGCTGTTGCTGCTCCAGCTGGTCCCATTCGTGATCGCGTAGCAGGTGGGTCTTGAGGCTGCGTGCCGCGTGCAGGGCGTACACCTCGCAGTCCAACGCTTCGTTACGGCGCCCTGCCTTTTTCTGCCAGACCATCTTGCTTGGCTGTCGGGGATGCGGCGCCAGCACCTCGTTGGTCACCTGCTCGTAGTAGTCAGCACGGATCTCGCTGTACCAGTGCATGCGGCCGGGCCCACTGCCTGAGAGCCGCATACGGCCATCGATCAACGTCTTTGCCTTGTGGGTACCCACGATGTAGACCCGCAGCCCGTACTTGGCGGCCTTGGTGTTGTCCTGGCTGGTGTCCGCCGACTGGGCCGGTTTGGTGAAGATCTCCCGGTCCCGGCTGTCGATAGATGCGCCCTTGATCGCCATGATGTTGAAGCGCTGTCGGTCCCGCACGTAGGTGTAAACCGCATCGTTGGTGTTGCCGTCCGAGCTGTCGATGCTGACCGCTGATACGGCAAGCTGGGAGCCGCCTTCAGCGCTGATCGGGGTTGCAATGATCTTGTCGAGTTCAGTCCACACTGGATCGTGGGGGTCGATTGGATTGCCCTCCAGCTCGCCCCAGTACAACCGCCAAGACTCTTCCCCTCTGCCCCATCCCACGATCACCAGGGCCAGGCGGTCACCTTGAACGTCCACACCGACAGTGACCAACAGCACGCCTTTCGGCGCAGTCAACTCGGCGTAAGGTTCGGCGCGTTTCTCCAGCTCATCGGTCTTAGGTGCGTTGCTCTTGTACTCGTAGCTCTCACCCATCGAGCTGTTGGTGAAGGCGATCATCGGCCCTATGTTGCCCAGCGATGCCGCGTGCACAGCCTGCAGCTTCTTCTCCATCAGCACTTCAAACCGCGAACCGTGGAAGGTCGCATAGAGCTCATTGAGGATGTAGCCCGCAATGCCGCGAAACTCGGCGGTAGCCTCCCACCGACCGTGCTTGAGGTTGGCGTTCTTCTGGTGGTCATCCCAGATCGCAGAGCAATGCGGGCAGACGTAGAACGCTGTTTCCGGGCGGCGCTTTCCGTAGATCTCGTGGTGGTAGTTGGGATCCTCGTCACAGTGCAGATGCTCGAAGTTCAGTGCGTGTGACTCGCCGCATTCGTGACACGGCACCAGGCCAACGCGTTTGTCAGAGAGCTCAAGCTCGGCATCGATTGCCGACAGCCCTTTGATGGTCGGGGTGCCACCAATGATGATCTTGGAGCGCCTAAACGTTTTAAGGCGTTCCTTGGCCAGCTTGATGCTGTCCCCCTGCCCCCGCAGGTTCAGGTTGCAGTCATCCGGCTCTTCGACCGCGACCCGTGGTACTGGCGTGGACTTCACACTGGACGGGCTGTTGGAGCCGACCATCTTGAGGAATCCACCGGGGAAGCGCTTGAAGTCCTGACGCTGCTGCAGTTTGCGACTACGCAGGTCGATCTTTTTACTTAAGCGCCGGGTCGCCTGAATCATTGGCTCAAGCTTTTCCGCCACGTACTGCTTGGCAGCATCGGCCTTGGGAAACAGAATCAGGATTGGCGACGGGTCGAGGTCGATCCACTTACCAATGGCATTGCCCATTACCCCGGAGGTCCAGGCCACCTGAGCCGACTTGCGGCCGACGACCTCGAACACGTTCGGATCGTCCAACGCTTCCAGAGGGCCACCCGGCCAGATCAAGTGGGGCGTCACATCGAAGCGGTACTTGCCTGGCATCGCGGACTCTTCCGTGGAGAGCCACCGATACGTTGTCGCCCACTGGATGATGGACATGCGCGGTGGCGGCGCCCATTTCCGGCAGACCCGCACCATCGCCTTATTCGCCGTCTTCCTCAGCGCTCTCTTCATTGTCCGGCTCGTCAGGATCGCCATCGAGCTCGGCATCGTCCTCGTCATACGCGGACAGCCTCCTTAGAATTTGTTCGATGGGGTCCCGAATGAGCTGGTCGTCCACTTCAACGCCGTAGCGGGCGGACAAGGTAGCCGCCAACTCGTCGGGGAGTGTGTTGAGCAGTTCAATCTTTGCGCCGGTGATCACGGCCTCAAAACGTTCAACCATCTCAGCCTGGATCACGACTTCGCCCAAGTCCTTGGCTAGCGACAATTCCTCACGGTCCCCGCGCAGCCTGTCTAGCCGGTCGCGGGCAGATTCTTTCCTGCCATTCAGCGACGCCAGGTGCATCAACCATTCGATCACTGCCTGGGTGTCGTACTGGTTTTCGTTGCCGCGCCCAACGCCGAACTCAATCACCGGCATTCCTTCTTTCTGCCAGCGGCTCAGGGTTCGCTCATCACGACCGACAATCTCACCGAGTTCGGCTTTGTTGACTGTCCTTCCCATTGTTAAGTCCTTGAAAAGACGGACATCCCTGCACAATTTTCAGCTGCAGAGAAACCGCGAGTCCCCGTACCCGTGTAGGGGGCACCCCTGAGGGAGGACCCGGAAAGTCTGGCGCCAGGCCGGGGGCTCGCTTGATCACTGACCAGCATTACCGCCTGAGGATGGGATGTCGCAGACTCCCAACCGCTTGGCTACCCAACGTTCGTACAACCCAATAGCCACATCGGCACCGGCCATCGCGGTCAGGCAACCGAATGCCCCGGCCGCCCAGATGGAGGTCCCCGCCGAGTACAACAGCATCATGGTCGACAAGCCGCAGACGATGCAGGCGCCCGACCTCAGTGCGATACGCCGCACCAACCCCCAGCCCCGAACACCGGCCTTGTCTGCTCGCCACATTTCTCCTGACACACCACCGACCAAGGACAGTACGATCACCATCCAGATCGGCATTTCAATTAATGTTTGCTGTTCGCTTGTCATCAGCATCCTGTCCTGTTGAGTGATTTTCGATAGCTGGTTTTGAGTTGACGTGCAGCCCCGGAACCGTAACCTGACCTCCCCCAGTGAAACGGAACCCTGCCCATGACCGCAGAGCAAATTGCTTACATATCCTTGGCTTTGTGCCTGCTACAAACCGTTATCAGTTTGCTGAACTTAAGTACCGAGAATAAAAATTGGTTGAAAAATACTGCCTATCGCACCTGGGTAATCGCCTCCATTGGAGTTCTCGGCTTTAAATTTGCCAAAGACTTATATGAACTGCTTTTGATTGAAGGGCCCATCACTGCTACCGACTTCTTCAAAGCAAATGGCTACCTTCTAGGGGTTGTTTTTTACATCCTGTTAGCTGTCGGGATGTGTCTGTACTGGCGCCATCTGGACAAAACTCCTGCTGTGTAAAATGAATCAGAAAAAGAGAACCCCGCCAGACGGCAGGGTTCTCAATACTCCGACGACTCGGGGCAGGTTTGCACAGCACAGTGCTTGGGAAGCGCCTAAGCGCAATTCGCATATCGTGGCGACGTTTTACCCCCTATCGGAAAAACCGAAAAGAGGCCTTTTTCGGTCATTCGCTTCGACGCGACTTTGACGCAACTTTGACGCAACTTTGAGGTAACCCGGTCCGACGAACGGTATGGCTACGAGCGATACCCATGCGTGCCATCAGGATCACCATTACCCGCTGATGCAGTGCCTGTACCCAGTTGCGGTAGGTCCGGTCCGCTCCCTCAGCCAGCCCAACCTCGCGCATCTGTTCACGGATCGGGGCTTCGTAGTGGTAACGGAACCGAGCCAACTTCGCCAGCGCAGGACCACGTCCCTCATCACCCTCCAATTCAGCAATGGCCGCATCAACTTCGGCGGCGGCGTAGTCCATCCCAGTACCACCACCAAGAAGTGGACGAGTACCTGGCGTGCCACGCGGCGCACTACCCTTCCAATCCATGATGCCGCCCATCTGGCTGCCCAAACTGGCCTCATGGCCGTACCGGGCTTGCTGCTCGCCCCAGTGCCGCATCAAGCTCTCGATATCCTCAATCATCCCTGCCCCTCCCCGCTTAAATTGAACCTGACACATAAAAGTCCAAACCCGACACACACCTGACACACCTAAAACCCTTTAAAAACAATCATCTATCACTAACTGTGTCAGGTGTGTTGGGTGTGTTGGGTTTTCTCTTACGCATAGAAAAATAAAAGAGAAACAACAATTACCTTGAAGATCCGCACGTGTACGCCTGCGCACGCAATAAACCTGACACACTTGACACACGGGCACGTAAAGTCCCTGTTTTAGCGGCTTGCGGCTGTGTCAGGTTGAGAAAACCAACCCGTAACAACGGAAACACACCTGACACACTGGTGGTCGTCATGCGGCGGCACTCCCCTTGTCGGCAAATTTCACGTGCTCCCAGCTATCGACACTCCACCCAGCGCTCTTGGCATGGGCCCTCCACGTGGCCACCGCGCTTCCGAGCGCAGCTGCGCTCAGGGATGGGGGCGGGGAAGGTGCAGGGTCGATGCTGGACCAGGGAAAGAAGAACGTCCCAAATGCTCGCCGGGTGCCTTCCATCCAGGGCACGCGCTGCTGCTTGTCCACCTCGGTCGAGATGAATCCGCTGAATTTCGTATGGCTGAGCGTGTGCTCCTTGTTGCGATGGCACCACTCAAGAAACAAGGCATAGAGGTCGCTGCTTACACAGACCGTGAACGGCGCTCCCAGCACGCCGAGGCGCCATTCGCGCAGGAAGGTTTGCCAGCTGGCCATACTCAGGTCCACCAACCGTTGGCGGGCCTCTGTACTCGGCGGCCGCGTGCGTTCGTCGAAGTTACCCGTGTCATAGTTCAGCAGGTAATCGTAAAACGCCGCGATACCGTCCTCGGCCAGCTCGCGTTTCACTTCCTTTTGCGCATCCGTTCCCAGCGTTTCCCGGGGCCACATCACCAACATGCGTCGGTCGTTGTCGCTGATGGGCCAGGGCATAATTTCGTTGGAGAGAAACACCGCGTTCATGTGGTTGGCCTCTTCCCAGCCATTCACGAACTTCGACTCCATGCGCACCGTCTTGCCGGTAATCATATGCTTGATCTTACCGACCTGGTTGTAACGCTGGTCACGACTGACGACCTCTTCGAACACGCCATAGAGCTTGTTCGATTGCCACACGGTCCAGTTCGTCTCCAACTGCGCCTGACCGACCGTAGCGGAGTACTCGCCATAGATCTGGCCCATGATGTCGCTGAACAGCAGACTCTTGCCGCTGCCCTCCATCGTCGAATGAAACAGCACAGCGGTATCCATCTTGGCTCCGACGTTCTGCAGCGGAAAGGCCAGCCACTTGGTCAACCAATCAGCCGCGGCTTCGTCGTTGTTGCACAGGAACATGATCAGTGATCGCAGCGTTCTGCATTTGCTGCGCTCAGGATCGGGCAGCATGGGCAGCCCCTCGAAAGTATTGATGTATACCTCGGGATCCTTCGTCATACGCGGATCGAACACGATGTGTTCCATGTCCACCGTCCGGCGCTCAGGGCTGTTCAGCCATAAACCATAGGCATCACCCATTGCCATCTTCAACGCACCCTCGGGCACGCGGCGGCGCCGTTGGATATCCCAGCAGTCCTTAGTGCCATCGATGTATATGTAGCGATCCGTCGGGCTCATCCCTTCGGATGTCACCTGCTTGAATTTCGCCTCAGCCTTCGCCTTGCTGGCCTGACGCTCGGCCATATCGTCCGCGATGACCTTTTTATTAGTTGAATCGAACCAGTCCTTCGCCAACGCTTTAGTCACCAGCAGCTCGAAAGCGGCCTTTTTGATGATGACCCGCCGAAACATGTCGAACACGGCCGACTTACCCTCTACCAGCGCAAACCGCTGAAAGATCCGTTCTGCCGTCCAGCCACTCCCCCCGCCCCCCTCTGGAGCAGGAACCCCGCCAGCTTCGGCGGGCCCGGCCATGGATGGGGTGCGGGGAAGGTTTATTTGGTTCGGTACCGCCGATTGCGCCGCAGCTTCAAGCTGCCCACGCACCACATCAAGACCTTGCTCGATGTGCAAATCATTCCAATCCCTGGACATCAAGCAGCCTCCCCAAAATTCGGAAACGCGGCAATGCCGCCGACTTCGAGAGCGGCGGCTTCAGCCTTGGTGCGCCCCGGGTTACCAGGTGCGCCCGGGTCATCATCACCCGCCACCACAATCGGTACGTCCGGGTACGCGGCACGCATTGAGTTTGTCACCTTGACCAGGTTGCCTGAGTCGACTGCCATGGCCACCGGCCAACCAGTGGCCATGTGGACGCTAGCTGCCGTCGCATAACCTTCAGCCGTACCGATCACCAACGGCTCCGCCGACGGACCGAGCACATGAAAGCACCCCGATTTGCGTCCGTACTTCGGAAACAGTTTGGTGCCCTGCCCGTTAATGGCCTGCAAACTCCACAGTTTGCCGTCGGCATCCACCAGCGGCACCGCAATCGCGCCCGGCTTGAACACCAGAAAGCTCAGCGAGGACGGTCGTGGTTTGGGCAAGCTGTTGAAGAACTGCATCGAATCGCTGCCGGACCACACCTGGCAACGCTTGTTGGCATCGTCAATGGAGAGAATGACCGTGGACTTGAAGAAGCCAATGCCAAAAGCCCCGACCTGCTTACGGTCCAGATAGGCGCTAGCGCCGTCTATCTGACAGTGTTCGGTCCAGATCTTCAGGCAGGCATCAGCAACCAGAGCCCGCATTTGTTCGAGCTGAGCTTCATCGGCCTCAACTTCGGCCTGGCGCTGGACACGCCGCGCCTCCTGCTCAGCAGCAAAACGCTTTTTGTCTTCGGCGGTCATTTCGGTTTTGTCGGGTTTCCAGCCAGCGTCCAAGGCCAGTTTGATGACCGTACCAATGCTGGTGCCGGATTTCTTGAACGACTTCCAGACTGATAAAGCGGCCTTACCGTCGTAGCCCTTCCCGCTTTGACTCCAGATGTTCCAAGGCCCATAACCTTCGGCACCGAACTCGGATTTGAGTCCCATGCCGACCTCGATCCAGGTATCACGCTGGTCGGCAGAGATGTAACTCAGAAGACCAGGGATGTCAGCAAGATGCAGAGGAATCTGATCAGTCATCTGCAACGCTCCCGAATCTCTTGGCAGCTGATGCAAGTATCACAACCTTGCACAGACTGCTGACGAGCCAACGGAATCGCGTCATCGCAATCAACACAGAATTCGGAGCTTGGCTTGGCGCCCTGGCGCTTGTGGCGCCCCAGCGCGACCTGCAGGTGATAGTCGGCCTGTTCATTGGCTAGATCAGCGATATCAGCCATTGAGACGGTCCTCCATCGCTTGACGCGCACCCGCCATGATGCCCAACACCTGGCGTATGACATCCATGCCGCGTTGCTCCAAGTCGAGAACCTCGTGCAGCTCCCACTTATTATCCGCTGAGCCATCGTGCATGCTGCTGACGAACTGACCCGCTTCATCCAGCAACTTCCCCACCGCCCGGAGTGCCTCATGCGTAGCCGGCACTGGAACCGGTCGATACCAAACAGCCCCTGCTGGACGCAGCAACGCATCAAGCAAGCGAGGGTCAGCCGTCAAGCGAATAACCTCTTCCAGTTCATCTGGGTTCAGCCAGCGGCGTTCTTCATCGAGCTTGAGCTTTTTCTGCAGAGTGTCGTTGTCGACCACCATTTGAAAGGCAAGAGCGGTGACACCGCCCTTGAAATCGCGCCCGGCCCGATAAAGCGCCTGACGTAAAGACAGAACCGGACCCGAGTCCGGTAGTAGGTCTGTGCGACTCATAACCGTAAATCCCCTGTTTACGGTGTAGCCATAAGAGCGGGCACGCCCTATCCTACGACTACGACCGATGTACTGTGCTAATCGTGCTGTGCCGCACGGTTCATCGTTCCAGTCGGCCCAGGGAAATCTTGTGGTGAGAGGTCCTGGGCCGACGTGCTATGTAGCGACTTGCATGTTCCTTGTGTAGCTCGTTGCTTCCGACTTGGAGTTTCTTTGGTGAGAGGTTCCAGGCTGGTGTTACACGTGACGGTATGTTATGTGCTGCGTAACGTCACCGCTGGGCTGGGGGATCTTTGGTGAGAGGCCCCAGCCCAGCATCCTTGAGCGCCCCTAAAACAAAGCAACCAACTCCAACAGAACGAACCAAGGGACTCTCTTGCCCTAACGTCGCATGGGGTCATTAGTGCGAGCACTACTTCACTCAACAGATCCAGGTCCAGTACCGAAAATATCGGGCCGCATCATGTAACGGGTTAGTTTCATCTCAGTGATTCTCTCTATGTCGAGAACCCGTTCGGCAGGTATCTGCTTGCGCTTTTTCCACCCATCTATTGCCTGGGGCGAAATACCTAGCTCCCGCGCAAGAGATGATTGGCTCCGCACATGCTCTCGGAGCACCACAAAGACATCCATTGCCAGCCCCCAAATAAACCTAAGGCTTAAATAATGAGCCAATGCGTTATGGACCGTCAACCAAAGATTGAAGATGATCCACAAATGAATGATTTAAACGAAAAAATCCGCTACGCACTAAAACGCTCCTCGCTCACCCAGACCGCGGCCGCGCAGCGTATTGGGGTCACACCGCAATCTGTTTATAAGTGGATCAAAACCGGCAAGATCGACAAAGCAAACCTCCAAAAGCTTGCAGACATCACCGGCCTTAGGATTGATTGGTTTCTCGGCGACAACGAAAAAAGCTGGGTCCCGAATGACCCTGATAGCCTGATGCTTCAGGTCCCTGGCGTTCGCCCGACTAAGCAATACGTAGACCTATACCCCCTGATTAGTTACGCACAAGCAGCCATGTTGCTTGATCCAAACGAGCGGATAGCTCCTGCAGATGCAGAGGACTGGCTGCCCTGGGCATATCCATGCAGCAGCTCCACTTACGCGCTCCCTGTACGCGGCAGCAGCATGGAAAACGAGTTTTTTGAGAACGAAATCATCTTCGTGGACCCAGCGCGCACCCCAAAATCGGGCGATTTTGTAGTAGCGAAACTTGAGTTACACCGAGAGGCGTCACTGAAGAAACTACTTCAGGAAGGGGACACTCTGTATCTAAAAGCGCAAAACAAGGATTGGCCCGAACCTGTCGTGCGCCTCAGTGATAGCTGGAAAATCTGTGGCGTTGTGATAGGAAAATTCAAAAAGTACTGAATTATTTAAACCTACGGTTGATTTTTTAAGCCTGCCACCATAACCTCTGTCCCGTACCCCTCTCACCAAAGAGTACGAGACATGAAAACAGCACAGCTTTTGATCGGCCTCACAGGCCTCGCTAGGACCGGCAAGACCACCTCCGCTAATCACCTTGTGAATACCCACGGTTTCGCGGCCTATGCATTCGCTGACCCGCTCCGCGAAGGCCTGATGCAGATCTTCAATCTCAGCCCATGTGACTTCGACGACGACCGCAAGGAACTGATGATTGACTGGCTTGGCCGTTCGCCGCGTGAGCTCATGCAATCCATGGGCACCGAATGGGGTCGCCACCAGGTGCACCCAGAACTGTGGATACTTCTCGCCGAGCAGAACCTTGAGTTCCTCGGCCAAACCAATGACAACGCCAACGGCTTCGTGATCAGCGACCTGCGCTTCGAGAATGAAGCCGACTTCGTGCGCAAGCGCGGCGGGATCGTGATCCACGTACTTCGTTCTGATGCAGACGAGGTAAACCCACACATCAGCGAGTCAGGCATTGGTATTCAGGACAACGACCTTGTCCTGCACAACGACGGCGCACTCGAAGACCTTTTTGGCCAGATCGATGAATTCTTCACAGCCTTGACCGCACGCGCCGAAAGCGCCGCAGCCTGAGGTTGGAGCAATGAACCGTACCTTGGATCAAACGGCCGCCGTGCTCGGCCTAAAGGCCCGCGCCTTCCGCACCAGGTTGCGAGACCTGCGCATCTTGACCACAGCTGGCGACCTCGCCAGCCATCACCGAGACCGCGGCTACCTGTACTCAGACCCTCGCAGCGTTCAGATCGGCAAGACCAACCGCTATAGGCACTACGCCGTAGTGATGGTCAAGGAGTCTGGCGTCGATTGGCTGGCGAAAAAACTGAACATCACCATTACGCACAAGGATGCCGCTGCATGAGCCAGAACGCCATCACCCAAGCCATCGACGCATTGAAGCTGGTGCCGATGTTTCTGAACCATCCAACGGTCATTAGCCGCGCCACCCTGATTGGCGCTTCAGCCGAAGCAGTCAATTTGCTAGAAGCGTTGCCACCGATCAGCACCGAACTGGCCGAAGTGTTCCGCTGCGTCGACGCGGTCATTGGTGAAGGGCAGATCGCCTACGTTACAACGACCAAATTGCCCGAACACCCATACGGTGCAGTAGTCGCGGACCAGCTCGGCAACGTCTGCGCGGCCGCCATGGGGAAAAGCAAAGAAGACCTCGCCGAGCTGATCCGTGTGAAGTTGCTGCCCCGCCCAGAGGGGCACGGGGAGAACGCATGAGCCGCACCTACGATCAGCTTTGCAAGCAGTTCAACACCCCCTGCCCAACGTTGACAGAGGTCCGGGAGCACTACTTCCCGCACATCCGCACAGATCGCTATCTGCTGAGCGAGATCAGCGCTGGTCGCATCCAGCTAAAGGTATCCAAGTTCCACGGATCAGGCCGGACCATCGCCCACGTCTACCTGCACCACCTCGCTGACTTTCTGGACGCTAAAGCCCGGGAAGTAGCGTGACTACGGCGGCGTCGGCCAACAGGCGCAATAACCAGAGGCACAGCACATGAAAGCAACCGATACCAATGACTTTTTCAACTCACTCAATGCCGGCGTATTCAGCCAGCAGATCGGCCGCGCCCTCTCGGACGTTGCCGCCGGTGTTGTTGACCACAGCAAGATCGGGGAAGTGACCATCAAGCTCAAGATCAAACAGATCGGCCAGAGCAACCAAGTCGCCATCAGCCACACCCTGGACTTTGTCGAGCCCACCAAGCGTGGTAAGCGCCGCGAAGACACCACGCTGGACACACCGCTGTATGTAACCGCTCAAGGGCTGACATTGTTCCAGACCGACCCGACCGCACAGCTGTTCACCCGGGACGAAGCCCCCGTCAAGGCACGCGAAGTATAAGCACCACGTTGCACAAAAATCCTCTCACCAAAAAGGAAAGATCCGATGTCCCTGAATAAAGACACCCTTGAGCTGATCATTGACAACGCAGCGGCAGCACGAGTGCTCCCAACGACCGACGTACCCGTAGTCGCACTACCGGATAACGTCCAGATCCGTAGCCTTGAACACCTCCAGCTGAATCGGTCGCGCTTCCGTGGAACGCTGAACACCAATAGTCTTCATGACTTCGCGGACTACGTGCTGGCCCAACCCTTGGCGGGCACTGCCCGAGGCTTCATCGATCAGGACAGCATGAGCTGTACAGTCTTCTTCAATCTGGGCGATACAAACCTGCCGGGCCATGCCGACGACTTGGCCAAACTGGCACTGAAGCCAACCGCCGCTTACCAGGCACTGACCGCCATCGCCGGAAAGCAGCTCACTCAACGTGAACTGGCCGAATGGATGGAAGATTGGAACGCCAGCCTGGTCGCAATCCAAGACACTGGCACCCCACTCCCCCTCGGCGCAGCAGTGAACGCTGTGCGCAACATCACCATCAAGGCAAGCTCCGCCGCGAATCACTCTGAACACAACTTCGGAGCCTCCCGCAGCGCTATGGACAGCATCGAGGCGGCCAGCGATGACATCCGCATCGACGCCCTGCACTTCACCTTCGCTCCCTATGAAGGCCTGGGCGAGCGCACCTTCACGCTCAAGCTCAGCATCCTTACCGGTGGTGACAAACCCGCGCTCAAGCTTCGCTGGGTCGGCAAGGAAGCGCAGCAGGAAGAAATCGCCCAAGAGTTCAAGGCAGTCCTCACCCAGGAAGTCAGCGGCGCAGCCTCTCTCACCCTTGGCACCTTCAGCGTAGGCAAGTAACCCCACCGCCCGCCGCCGACCTCTCACCAAAGATCACGGCGGTGGGCCCCCACACGGAGCACAATACATGCAAACATTTGGCCTGACTGCTGGGACTACTATAGAACTACAAATCGCGCACATCAGAACCGCAATTGGCGCCACCGGAGAAACAGTATGAATACTGTATTCATATTAATGGCCCAATATAATGGCAAGGCAATTATACCTATCGATCGCGTATGCCAAGATTATTTTACCCACTTAACGCCTGATATGTTTCAACGCAAGGTATTAGGCGGAAAGATACGCCTACCCATAACACGCTTAGAGCAAAGTCAGAAAAGCGCAAAAGGGATACACATTAGCGACCTTGCTTATTATCTTGACAGCCAGAGGGAAGCAGCCCTTCAAGAGCATAGAAAACTAAACAAATAGCCCCTCCCCAGGACGGCCGCAATCCTGGCCCCCTGGGAACGTAACAACCACTTCCTCAGAAAACTCAACTATTCCAGGCCATGAGCCGCCCAATAATCCGAGACATTTCAGTATCCAACTCCTTTCTAAATTCTAGGTTTTCCCTTGTGAAATGCTCCGAAAACTCTACTGCTTTGTGGTGCTTATCTCTATATTCAGAAGCCCTAGAAAGGTCATTAGCTCGCAAATAATCCTGTACGTACTCATATTCACCAATTTGCGGTAGCCCAACACGAGCATACACTGCCTCAAACGATTCACGAGGAATGTAATTTTCGATTTCCCTGCAACGCGTCACCCATACAAGCCCTCTATCAGTCACAACCTCCGAGAGAAGCTCAGTAACACGATTTTTAAGCTTTCCAGCTCTATGTTTTCTATCGCTATCACACATGAATATAAAATTTCTATTTATCTTGATAGCACTAATAGCTTCCTGAACATCCCCAATATTTGCACCAGCACTGACATTAGCCAGCACACTACCACCATAGTAAATGTACTGATAATGGTGCCCCTCCCTATATGCCCCACCGCCCCACAACTCAATGAACTTATTTAAGTACACCCTATCCGAAGGCCCCTCCACCCATATAATTCCATTTGCCTGCAAAATATCGCTAGCCTTAGCACCCAGATCATCTAAGACTGAATAGCCGTGACTTAAGTCATCTAGAACCACTCCAAGCACTTCGCCATCTTGCTTTTTTACATGAAGAATCTGGGCATCACTCTCACCATGAAACAGGTCAATTGCAACCTGGGAATGTGTCGTTATAAAGATATGACATTTCTTATGCTGAGCATAAGAAAGCAAAAAAGAAAATAAATTTCGCTGAAGTGACGGATGCAAATTGTTTTCAAGCTCTTCAAATGAAAAAACATAAGAAGATATGGATCTAGACTCGAAGTCTGGTCGAACCAGCAAATTAAGCAACGTGAGAATTACGGTTTTCAAACCACTACCAGATGAAGACAATGGTATTGCTCCTTTCCCCTCCTCCCCTAGGTATATTTCCCAATTGTTGGTATTAGTATGATGCTGAACTATAATTTCGGAAAAATGTATATCCGGATTGAAAACTTCATTCAAGGCAGCCAGCAACCTAACTTGTATCAAGTCCCTATCATAAGCAGAGCTATTGATATACATCTGAACTATATTTGTAGCACCAACCCCATTACCACTCAAAGACAGTTCAGAAGAGTAACCCTCTGCAACAAGATCCCTATCGGCATCCAGCTTTATATGCCTTTTATTTCTCGCCTTATGACTTTTCACAGCTGCCTTTAAGCGCAAAACCTCACCCGGCAACAACTCATTCGACTCCCCCTCAAATCCTAATACCTGATAGTCGCTTGAACCTTCTTTCCACACAATAGTTTTATCAATGAACTTTGCACCATGATCTCTCCAGTGATTACCAGGCAGGTCCCCCCCTCCTGTATTAGCACTAAAGCTGCCCCTCAATTGTTCCGCTTCGATTTTCTCACTAAACTCTACAACATCGCATATCGGAGCTACTGGATGACTTCCTCTAAACAGATGATCAACCGCCTCAATAAGGCTAGACTTACCTATATTGTTTTTACCAACAATCACATTGATTGGCTTGATGATCTTAAAACCAGCCCCCTTCTCCCTGAAGCCCCGGTGATCCCTTACCCAAAAACCAGTACTAATAGTCAATTCACACCAGCCTTACAATTTTTAATTAAATAATAAAACCCTTAAATCACGCACCCAATTATTTTCTCACTCCATTTCCAGCCAGCATAAACATTACCACGCCCACGCAAGTGGGTATATCGCCTCAAAGAATTCCAATCTCTATGACCTGACACACTAGCCACCCTAGGGATATCCCAATCCATCTCAAACAGGCGACTAACACCATCGTGCCGCAAATCATGAAAGTGCAAATCTTCAATAGCCAAAATTTTACATGCCCGAGTAAATGCCGCCGATATGGATTCACTGTTATAGGGAAAAATCTCCGGGGTCTTCCGAGGCATGCTACGCAAAATCGCCCACGCCTCATCTGGCAAATGGCACCACACATTATTCCCCAGTTTCTGCCCCGGGTTCTTCATATCCCGGACGAGAACCGCCTGACGCTGCTCATCAAGATCATCCCATAAGATTCGGGTAATTTCTTCCTGTCGCCGAGTGGAGAACAAAGCGAATGCAATTACTTTTGGCATGTTAATAGATGACGGCCGCCGCTTCTGCATTTCGAAAAAATGTTCAAGCAGCCTGTCCAGTTCATCCATAGCCGGACGCCGATCACGCTCGCGGCTTTTCATTTTGTACCCAAGCTTTTTCAACACGGTACGGGCGTCACCCATGGCATGAGGATCCACCTCATACCCCCAAGCGGGCCGAGCCACTGAAAGAACAGAGCCTAGGTGCGCTAGATCGTTACCGGCGGTCTGCGGCTTCACACCGCCACCTTCAGGACTCATGCGCCAAAGAGCGTAATCAACTAGGACCTGGCTGTTGATAGCCGAATCTACGATCTCACCGAGGTAGCTCGCGGCAATCGCAAGCAAGGTCGCCTTTTTGGTTTTACCCATCGCTATTGCCTTGGCGCCCTCGAGCACATAGCGGTCAATCATCTCCCGCACGGTATGACCTTTCCTGTTCGCCCGCTCGATCGCGCCCGGCTCAGACAACTCTGTCTCCCGTCGCTTCGCCCAGGCCTGCGCTGCCTGCTTACGGGCGAATGTCTGGTTCTCTTGGTAAACTAGCTTCTTGTCGCGATTGATACGAATCTGGACGGTGTAGCTGGCTGTGCCATCGGCCTTTTTGCGTGCTCTGATCGTTGCCATGTGAAATTGGTACACGTCAATTTTGGATTGGTACAT